ACCAAGTTTCACCTGTATTTGAACAAAAAGATTCTTTCAAATAGGATTTTTTTTCTTCTTTATTCCAAGTGTAAAAATTTGTTATTTCTCCTGCAGTTTTTAAATAAACGTTAATAGCACAATTTCTTCGTACATCAACATGTGCTGCTACAACCGGGTCGGGCGTGTTAGATGCTGGTATTTTTAACACTTGCACACCTGGTATTTCGTTTTGTAATACATTGTAAGGTAATTGATCTACAAAATCTTTACTATTTAGAACTTCATAAGTTTCAATAGCAACCGGATTTCCTGCCAAATTACTTGAATATTTTTGTAATCTATTATAACTATAAATTATTTTTAGACTTTTTTCAACCAGCAGAGAACAGTCAATTGGTATAGGAATTTGGTATGCACATCGCATAAATTATTTTATGATGTAGCCCGCTACGTCCGTTAATGCTTTTATTGTTTTGTTTTGGGTTTTGATTTTTATTTGTTTTGGTCCAATAAAAGTTTGATCGTCGATCTGTATCTCGCCGCTACCAAGGAATAACTGTGTTCCTTGTACTAGTTCAGTTTCATTATTTTCCAACAATATAAAGGTTTCAACGTAGTTTTTAATAGGAAACTTATTTAAATTCATATGCTGATTGATACAAAATACTTCTAAATCTTCAATTATATTGGCTTGCCATTCTCCTGTACCAAGAGGCTTAGACAAAGTTGAATCAAATTTTTCCCAATAAACAGTTTCTCCGGTATCTGTATTTGTAAATGTACAACTTCCTTGAGCAACCAACCAAATATAGGCAAAATTTGAAGAAGATGTAAAAACATTTTCTAACATTGGTTCAATATTGACAGGAATTCCCACTGGCAAAAACGCTCTTGCAATTGCCATATCAAACCCTTTATGAATACTCAATGACTGCTTCATTTTAAATCTCTACTATTTGTTCTGGTTCAGGAGCAGGGGGTAACAGATCTCGAGCAGGGTAGGTAAAACTTTGTCCTGCTAACTGTTTAAGTTGTGATATTCGATAATCATCAGCCACAAAACTTTCTTCTCTTTCTTGCTGCTCAACAATGTACAATCCTGCTACAGCTAAATTTTTTTTGATTTCTTCTATGTCATCAACTCCTGGCCACATGTTTAAAGGTTGGTATGCTAATGCCCTATATTGACAAGGATCTTGATGCAAGGTTTTATCTGATGCAAAAGAAACTATTAGAGACTTAGATTCTTCGTCATAACTGTGTATTTTCATGTGTATAAGTTCCATATGTTTTTTCCTATTAAGCCACTCCGCCCAATCTTGTTCCTGTAACAGGCCATGTTACAAAAGGATTGCCAACTATATAATTTCCTGCGGCACCTGCAGTGCCACCTGCGGTTACAACTTGAGGAGAAGGAACGGTAGAGCCGGCTGCGCCTGCTGTACCATTAGCTCCTTGCCCGCCACCAGGACCACCTGGTCCACCATTTGCCTGGTTGATTGGCGTTATTGTGCTCTGACCAGCACCACCACTACCACCAGTAGTGTTTGTTCCGTTATTACCAGGAACAGCTGGCAGAGTAGGTGCTCCAGGAATCCCGCCAGCTAATGCGCCAAGACCATTAGGGATGCCAGCACCACCACCGCCGCCGCCTCCCCTAGCCGAAGCAGTTACTGGGCCACCAGCTTTCTTAGGACGAGGTGTTGTGAATGGACCGGCTCTACCCCCGCCGCCACCCCCGCCGCCACCCCCCGCTATGGTTCCAGCATTTTGTATTATTGTAGGTCTTTGAACTAACAAAGCATTTCCGCCTCCAGATCCATTGGTAGCCAAACCAGGGCCGCCACCAACACCTGGAGCACCAGCACCGGCAGGACCTCCAGAACCAGTTATCAGGCCATTATTTATAATTGTTACGGTATCAGCGGGATTGAAAGCAGCGGGTACTAACATAGCATATGCCGGGACTGAAGGAGCTGCAATATTTACTCCTGGATTGACAGTTACTATAATATCACTAGCACCAGGACTATAGGTAGGTCCTCTGTTTGCATAAACGTCATAGTTTGTTTGCGGAGTGCTGAGCACAATGGGTATAGTTACTCGCAAAGGAGATTGTGCAGTTCCATAAAAATTACCCATGGCAATAGTTCCGGATGTTGGTATTGATGCAGTAGTTGGGGTATTATTGACTAATCCTCCGCCTCTATAATATTCAGTGAGCGAATGTGGCACTGTACCACCAAATTCGGTGGCAATAGTGGTCATTGATATTGGTACCCCAGGTCCTGGAATTGGCAATTTTACTTACCTCGCTTTATTTCCAAAATTTCTTGACGTAGTTCTTTGATCGCCTCAATGATTAAAGGCAACGCTCGCTCATAGCGAATGGTTAGATATTTACTATCTACAGGAGCCGGGGCTACAATTTCAGGTAAAACTTCCTGCATTTTTTGTGCAGAAACTCCCACATTTCTTTTCATTTCATAGCCTAGCTCTTGAGCAGTAGAATTTGGCTCGTAGTAAAATCCTTCTAATGCACAAATTTTGTCTAGTGCATTTTCAATTTGTCCTAATTTATTTTTAAGTCTATCGTCAGAAAAATAAGCTGTAATTTCATTTGTAGCGCGAATTTCTCCCGATGTACCTGAAGGTGGTGTGCCCACACCTAACGATCTCAGCTGCTGGTTGCTGGCACTATCACCGCCAGGCGCGAATGGATTGCTATTTCCTGACCATTTGATTCCTTCTCTAATCACAATAAAATTTGTAGTCAATGCACCAATAGAAGGATCATAGTTCAATGCCGAAGATACATATTGACTGTCAGTACGTCCGGTCACGGTTGGTTGTAACGAAAGATAATAGGTAGAAGGCTCTTGCCCAACGGCAAATATAGGTTGGGCAGGAGTTGTGTTTAACATTACGCTTGTGCCTCAGTCCAGGAAAGTCTACATGCACACGAAGCAGTTGAAGCACCAATATTACGTGCCATGATAGTGATAATATCTGGACCATCAGGGTAAAATGCTGTATTGCTTCTGGATTCGCCACCGCCTAATATACTTGATCCCATATCTCTAACCAGATCCAATTCTTGCTGTGTAGTGGTAAAGTTAGAACCACCGGCTGTGTTAAGATAGAAACCATAAATTGTTTCACCACCACTTATGGTTGTGGTTCCTTGATGCGACACATATTGAGCCAAACTAGATCCTCCTACTGACTGCCAGCTGGCAGAGCCGTTACCTACAAAACCGTTCAGCACAAGTGTGACCAAGAACTGACCAGTATTGGAAAAGTCCAACTGTCGTAGAACCATCTGCATGCGATTGACAATTTCTCTAGAACCCAGTGTTGTACCGACGATTCCGTTACTTACGCTAGGAGCAATTCTAAAGCTTAATAATGCATTTGTCTGTCCCGAGGCAATAGCTAAAGTTGATGTCATACCTTGCGTAAATACGAAAGATTTGTCATCGTCGTATCTACCATCCATGATAACACTGGTACCCCAGTGACTGATAATTGGACTGAAACTCGGGCTGTGTAATTCTACAGCAGTAGGCGCAGTTGATGTTACCGTGAAAGTCTGCGGACCTCCTGTGCCCATAGTTCCAAAAATCAATGCTTGTGTAGTTGACGATGTTGCTGCTTCTGAAAGTCTAATAGAAGTGTTAGTTGTTATACCAGACACAAAAGTATCGGCTGGAATACCGGTTCCTACAACAAATTGACCAACTCTTACATTCACCGTGTTACTTGCAGTAACTACTGCACTATTTGCAGTTTGTGTTACAGTTTGCGTCACACCAGGCGATCCTCTGGTAAGTCCTGTAAATACTGGACCAAAAGTAATTGGTTGAATACCACCAAAGTTAGCAGGTTGGCTCAGTGTCACTGAAATATTATTTGTGATAGCTTGTACGGTGGTCCAAGATGGAATACCATTTCCTTGTACATATTGACCAATTGATATACCTGTAGTATTTGTGCCTGTAATGGTTCTGCTACCGGGAGTAAGTGTAAAATTCAAAGTTGCAGCAGCCGCTTTACCAGTATATTCTACAAATTCACTGGTTGTGGCGTTATGCACCCATAAAGTTCCTGTGCTGGGAAATTCTTGATGGCTGGCTACGGACATTGATGCGTCACCAGACCCAAGGCTTGAGGATAGAATTGTGCTTTTTGAAAAAGTATGTACTTCATAACGACCTGGTAAGTTACCTGACCGCATGTATGCTTCGTAATTGACATTGTTGTTAGCTTGTTTATGACAGTATATAATATCGCCACTGGGGCCTCTAAATCCCCAACGAATAAATCCAGCGCCATACCAACTGTAATCAAAATAAAACATCTGCATACGACCCAGGTCCAATCTATATCCACTTGGGCCAGTACCGTCACAACGATCAATGTTCCACTGGCTTTGTGGAATTCTTTGATCTATTGTTTTTGTTATCACCGCATTATTTGCATTTATCAAACCTCGATATGGAGGAGTGATTGTAAAACTGCTATCACTGGTGATATCAACCACACGATATGTCATACCTTTGATATTGATAAAATCATTTGGTGTGAGTTGTTTAGCAAATATTGGTGTAGCTGCATTGTTGGTCGCGGCTGTAACCACTGCACCGCCTACTGCCACATTACCTAAACATCCAATTTGAAATGTAGAGCTTCTTTTGACTGCATATAATTGTTGCCCATCAAATTCAAAAAAGATACCGTTTTGACTATCAAACATGCCCAGTCTTACGCCAGCACCGCTCCAACTATTAATTGTTACCACCGGAAAGCCTGTTGCAGTTGCACTGCTAGGCGTGGTTGATGCTGTGTAGGTAAATCTATATCTATCTAAACTATCAACTATAGTAAAAGTCCCGTTATAGGCAATTTCATTACAGCCATCTACAGTAATGCTAACACCAGGACTTAAAAATTGAGCTATCTTAGTAATAACGGTCACTGTGGTTCCGCTACTTGTGATACTATCAATTTGAAGACTTGGTTTGACAACAGTACCAGTACTCATCTGAATACCTTTACCAGACTGGTAACGGAAATATCTACGTGTCTGTCTGATAATTTGTTCGTTGTGACTAGATGTAAATGTACTAAATTGTACGCCGCCGTCATATGCACGATGGATAAACTGTCCTTGCGGTCTAACATATATATTACCACCAGTAGGGTTAGCTCCAGGTGCGGTTACTGAATAATACGTGAATGCTGAACTGTTCGAAACTCCTGCAACTACCCAAGAACCATTTGTGTTGGTTTGGTTAGTTCCAGAAACAGCAATTTCGTTTCCGATGGCTAAACCATGGGGTGCTGAAGTAACAACAGTATGTAAATTGCCATTGAATCCAATACTGCTGTATGAGATAGCTGCATTACTGAAAATACTTCCTGAATAGGCTGTGGTTACACCGCTGACAAAAATAGATCCAGTGGCTCCTGTAAATGCACTACGTGCTGTGTAATTAAAACTTGTACCTCCTGAAATACTATCTATAATATACAATCCATCTGCACCAGCAAATAGTGTGTCAATGATATAAACTGGGGTTCCGGCTGCCGGAGGACTGGAAGTTAGAACAGTAATTGTTCTTGAACCATTGGTTGCATTAATTCCAGTAATTGTGATTGGTGTGTTAGTGTTGTAAAAAGCAAACGGACGATTATTTGTTAATCCTAAACTTTCCCACTTGGTTGCTTGTGTGCTATATTCAAAGTCGGTATCAATTAAAGCCTGTGGCTGACTGACACGGAATTTATTAACCGGATCAGTATATAATTCATTTGGTTTAAAGCTTTCTTCATATTCATCAATGATAATCTGTAATTTATCTTGACTAGACATACCAGAAGTATTAAAACTTAAAGCAATAGAAGTGTTGGTATTTCCGGCAGCGTCTGTAGTAATGCTGTGAGATGAAAATGCTAGGGTTGGATCTGAAAAATTAAAAATTACTTGATTTGTACTAGTATTTGTTATTAGCACAAAACGCTCTCTAGGAATAGCTCTAGGAATAGAAATAGTCCTAGTGCTGGGCGTAAATGTGTAATAAACTTCTGAAATTACTTTTCTAGTCATAATTACTCCGATATGTTTTTATTTAGCTATTACATACCCAACATAATATCAACTGGTTTGAATGGGTAGATTTTTGGTGTAGGATTTGTGGAACCTGGTTGTGTTCTTACGTGTATTACTGTGCCGCTTGGCGGACAATCTGAAAACTTTAGGTTGCCAGAATTGATAGTGTATCCAGTGTAAGCACATAGTGCATGTCCAAGCCAAACCACATCAGTTCCTTCAACAAATGCGGGTTGAAATAAGCCATTTATTGTAACTGATATATTCCAAGGATTTGTAACCGTAACATTGGCACTATTGTACCGTAAATAAAATGAAATAGTTGTGCCATCTGGGTAAATTTCGTCTAGATCATAAACTAACCCGCTGGTAAGTCTGCTGTTGTCGTTAAATGTAATTCCACTATTTACTTGAACATTTGATGCTGTAACTGTGCCGCTAACTGTGATATCAGTTAGATTTTGCCTACGCCAAGCATTGTTTGTGGCATTATAAATGTAGGTAATACCGTTTAATTGCGTTGTTTGTCCGTTAATTGGCGAGCTTGGAAATGACATAGTTCAACCTTTTCTATTACTTATCGTAATCTAAAAGTTTCAGTTGGTGGTGTAAAGTTAGCGGTATAACGGGCGAAACCTCTGGTAATACGTAGGTCGTCGATGTACCCTGTATAAAATTGACCATCTTGAGCATTCCACCCAACATTAAGTCTTTGTCCAGATGTAAAACTTTGATTGGTTGGAAATATACCACCAACTTGAGTACCATCCACAAAAGCTCTTAAACTTCCAGAAGCTCGACTAACAGCAATGTGTCTCCAGGTTCCGTCGTTATAGTTTGTTATTGAAAATGTTACGTCAACAAAGCCGGAACCTGTTGTATAATTAAAATACAAACCATTTGCAGAATTTAATCTATTTGATACACGCCACATGCCAGCAGTTGCACTACCACCAATTGACTGGGTTCCAACCACGGCAACATACGTGCCAGCTGCTGAAGCATTCATCCAAAATTCAATAGTAAAATCTCCAGTACCAAAATCGCTTATCTGAGAGTATGGAGCAATTAAATAATCCCCTGTCCCATCAAAGAACATGGAACTGCCGCCAAATTTACTTTGTACCAAGGAAACTCTTGCATCTGCTACACCTTCTAACACGTTTTTACCAGTGGCGTCTATGATACCACTGTTGGTGAAATTGAGAAGTAGGCTGGTGTTAGTGATGGCTGTAGGCGGTGCAGTAGGCACAGAAATACTAACATTGCCTGTACCGTTGATTAGACGTAACCCACTGATATAACCAGTCAAATTTGACTCATCTCCATTTTCGTCAGCACCAATACTTAAATTGTTGCCGTTGTAATCCAGCGTATCGTTTCTCGAGGCTTGAGCAACATTAACCCCATTTAAAAACATCCTTAGATTATTAGCACCAGTTCCACTACGAGTGACTGCTATGTGATTCCAAGAATTAAGATTAACTGCTGTTGACGAGATGAGAGAAAAGCCACTGGGCGCCACATTAAAGTAAAAGGAAGGCACCCTTGACGAGTTGATTGCAATACTCCAATCAGAATTCAGGCCGTATTCCCCCGTTCCAACAATTTGTGCGTTTGTGCCGCCCGGGGTGGCAGTCAAATAAACCCACACCTCAAAAGTAAAATCAATATTAGCTCCAGGCAAGAATTGTGCGTTAGCCGGGACACTTAAGTAATCCC